AGTCTCAATGGACTTTGCTCACAGGCATTCCTAGTATGGGCAAGAGTGAATTTATGGATGCATTGGCAGTCAATCTAGCCAATGCTGGCTGGGTTATTGGAGTGTGTTCGCCAGAGAATCAGCCGTTTGAGTGGCATTGTACAAAACTTCTGGAAAAAAAGGTTGGTAAAAGAATATCCAAACTTAGTAAATCAGAGTTTGATGGAGCCATAGAGTGGCTCAACCAACATTTTTATTTCATTTTGCCTGAAGAACCTAGTCTGAATGCAGTCTTAGCTAACGCTAAGATTTTAGTTAAAAAGTATGGGATGAGGGGTTTAATCATTGACCCATACAATGAGCTTGACCATACCAGAAGAGATTCAGGTGTCAATGAAACGGAATATGTGTCTTCGTTTTTGACGAAGCTTCGTAAGTTTGCACGAGAACATGAGGTACACATCTGGTTAGTTGCCCATCCAGCAAAGTTAGCAAAAGATAAAGATGGAAACTATCCAGTTCCTGATGGTTATTCTGTTTCAGGCTCGGCTCATTTTTTCAACAAAGCAGACAACATCATGGCAGTACACAGAACTGTTGGCTCAGATGATGTTGAGATACATGTACAAAAGATTCGCTCCCGATGGCTGGGTAAGGTTGGGATGTGTAAATTAACATGGAATAAAAAGAATGGCAGATTTAAAGAATGGTCAAACGAAGAATGCTCTTATAACGCTATCAATAACTGAACTTAACGCTAGGTACACAAAGGAGCAAATACGAAAGATGTTTCCAATAACTACAAAATATCTTGATAAGTTTCGGGAAAGATTTCCTTCAGCACAATGCGTTTACATTAACGAAAATTTTATTGAGGTTAAAGATTACGATGACGATTAGACCACATATCATTCGTTCTAAAAAACTGCGTAGGTTAGCGAATGGCAAAGCTTGTGTGATGTGTGGGATACAAGATGGAACTATTGTATTGGCTCACTCGAATTTATTAGAACATGGAAAATGTCTGAGCGTAAAAAGTTCCGATCTGATGGGTGCATGGCTCTGTGGGAAGTGCCATTATGAGTACGATCAAGGTAAAAATATGAGCAAGGAAGAGAAAAGAGATTTTATTTTGACTGCAATTTGTAGAACCATTATGCAAATTAGTAAAGAGGAGATTATACAAATTGGAAATTGAAGAACTTCTCCAAGAATATCGTGAGCTTATCCAACCTTATGCTCAAGCAAAAGCAAACTTAGCTTATGTAGAGGACTTTAAAAAATCCAAGCTTGCGATGTGTATGAAAAAAGCAGAGCGAGATGGGATTAAGACAGTCTCTACACAAGAGCGAGAAGCTCGTACAGACCCAGAATATTTAAATGTGATTGATGGTTTGAAGGTAGCAGTACAAGAAGAAAGCAGACTGCGTTTCTTACTTAAGCGTGTGGAGTTGGAGATCGAGATATGGAGAACCAAACAAGCTGATAATCGGATGGAGAGGAAAGCATACAATGCTTGACTGTCTGGAAATAACAGTTCATGGCAAGGTGGTAGGAAAAGGCAGACCTCATTTCATTAGAAAAACTGGGGTAGCAATTACTCCAGCAAGGACTCGTTCATACGAGTCTGTGATTCGAGACTATGCTATGGCTGAGATGCAAGGCAAAGAACCTTGGGAAGGTAGGGTCAAAGCAAAGATCGTAGCTGTGCATGAGATACCTAAGAGTTGGAATAAAAAGAAGAAAGAATTAGCACAAAACAATTTAATCGCACCATCTAAACCAGATGTAGATAATGTGATAAAGATTGTGCTAGATGCATGTAACCGTACAGTATATGTAGATGATGTACAAGTTGTGTCATGTACTGTGCAAAAAGAGTTTGGAAATAAGGCTAGATTAGAAATTAAGTTTGAAAGATTATGAATTTCTATTCCGCAGAACAGGCAATCAAGTTTGCATTTAAGACAAGAGAAAGAAGTATTGTCAGCAAACCCAGCTTTAACTTCTTTGTCGCAGATAAGTTTAGACACGATGATGATAAGCTAACACCGTTTGATTTCCATGCACAATCTGCAATGATATTTCGTTTTATTGATAAACAAACTGAGCTAGAAATTTTGTGGACATATTGGACATTCGGAAACAAAGATGAGAAAGAAAAAGCTTCTCGTCTTTTGGCAGATAAGGTAGATTGGAAAAGATTTAACCTAGAACGAGATGATATATATTTAGTGTTATTATCAGATAGTGTACGCAAATGTGCAAAGAATATGAGTATTACTAATTACAAGGCATGGAAATATCGTAGGAAAGCATTACACAATTTACAAGCATTAGAAGACAGCCTGACAAGCAAACTCTGGGATTGGTTAGAAAGAAATAATACTGCACAATAAAATCAAACAGGGTATAATTACTATTAGTAATGTGGAAATTCTGCACTATATTTAGTGTGTCTCCTAACTCACATTGCTTTTTGTTTGTTCCTTTTTCCCAGCCCCAAATCCCTCTCCATAGTTTTAAACTACTGTATTTCTCCAAAAAGTTTTGGGGTTGGGTTTTTCTTGAAGATCGTCTGGAAATATTATTGATGACAACCTTCTTCAATAAACAAGGATTTAAAAGCTTTGAGGGGTTTCCCCCCCAAAGCCTTGTAACCGTTACTGTATCGTTGGTATAGAATCAAGTAAGCCATCAAAAGGGTCTTGCATTGCAAGTCTTTTTTCAGCGAGCGTTTTGAGTTTTTCAATTTGCTCTTCTGAAAATTCATGGCTCAAGCTTTCAGCCATACGAATACATTCTCGTGATTTAAATGCATCAGGTGCAGTAACAGATAAGATAAGTCCTAGTACGAACATCTTTTCGGTTGGGTTAAGGGTGGATAGCTCATTCATTTTAAGTCCTCCATATTTTGTTTTTGTGACCACCAATCAGAATGTTTATGAACAATATTTTCGGCTTGCTCAAGTGCTTCTTGCGGAGTGTAAAAATCTGCATCGCAAGACCAATAAATCATCTTGCCATTTAAGCTTATGAAAAACTGATACATAACTTCTTTCGATGATTCTTTTTCGTGGATTTGAATTACGCAGTTTCGATATTTTTTAATAGGCAAACCTAAGTTTCGTTTAGATATTTTAGTCTTTAACTGTAATTCGTTTAGATAATCGTTACGCATTACGACTCCTCCGTTTGATGAATGCTTCTAACTTATATTCCTTTCCGTTAAAGTTTTGGATTGCTCCATTTGGGTACTTGCCACTTTTTAAAACTGCACGAGGAGTTATAAACCCAAAAGGTATTGGACAAAGTTCAGGTGGAAATACAATCAAGTGATATTGATTTGCTGTGTTTAGTAGTCGATATTCTGCTGGATAAATCTGAATAGCTTCAGAATCATCTCCGCAAAGAATATTTTTGATAGTTTGAAAGTCTTGCCAATCATTACAAGGTTGTTTGTCATGTCTCTTAATAGAAAGATAAGTCATCTTTCCTTTATGTTCATCTAAATGAATTATTTCATCTGACTTTTTATCTCCCTTGTGATAGAAAACAACATACACATCGTTTGTATAAAGGGGGCAAGTATAACTACTTAAAGCTTCTTGTCGTAAATGTTCTTTTACTTCTTCAGGGTCATCGTCTTTGACTACAGGATGGTAATGACACAATTGTAGGTAATTCTCTTCGACAAGACGGTTAATGTGTTGGTCGTCAGGTTTGTCACGTTCTTCCAAACGTAACATTCCACCTTGCGGAAAAACTATCTCTTTGTTTTTGAGTTTTTTTTTCCGTTGTTTGTGAGCGTAACTCATTGGCTCTCCTTTCTTTCAAAGTGAATTCCTTCTTCTTCTAACTCTTCTTCGTTTGCAACTTTTACCCCAGCATCATATAAAAAAGTAAAAGCTTCTGTTTCATTAGGAAATACTAATACTTGATTGTCTTTATCAAGTAGGTACTCTTTGCCGTTTAAGCCGATGCCATTTATGTATCTGTATATGCTAATCATCGTTAATCCTTTCAATTAAAAGATTTAGAATACGGAGTTGATAATCATCAGGGTTGTGTACCGCTCTACCGTGCCGTTTTGCTGTGTGATATTTGACATGGAAACGAAGGGAGCGCATAAGCACTCCCTCTTGTAACCAATACCAAAATCCATCTATTTCAATTGCCATTAATCATCCTTTCGTTTTCGTAAGTCTTGATGGTTTCTGTCAGCGATATATACATTAAGCCTTTGATTGACTAACCAAAATATTTCTTGGTAGTCAAGGTCATTTAGAATATGACCACGAACTGTTAAGTCTTCAACGACATAACGAGCAAACGAAGTCATTTCATCAGCAACTTGTTGATATATCTTGAACCGAGGAACAGGCTTTTGTTGAATGATTTTTCTTTTGTAATTTTTCATTGAGTTCCTTTGTTTCGATTTGCATAATTGAGAATGGCATCTTTCAATGACACGATGATGTAGTCATACACATCTTCAGGAATTGTTCCCAACTCTTTGCCCATGTCTAGCCATTCCAATATTGCGTAGTATTCCTGTGGCTCGTCATCGGCATAGCTGTCGATGAGAGCCAAAAGAATTATTTGAACAAGGGAATCGTTCATTACGATATCAATTCAACATCAGAAATATTGGACAGTTTGTTTGTCCACCATTCGTGACGAAGAGCAGAACGAACTTTCTGTCTACGCTCCTCTGCTTTGTGAACTTCATCACTAGCATTGGTTGTGTAGTGCGTTGAAAAATCAGTCAACACATTGTACGTTCTCCAAAGAGTGTCGCCATCTTTAGGGTACTTAGCCCAACGATGTTCACATCTTTCGAGCTCTCGTTCATTGACTTCTCTTTTGTGTCCAGCAGTTCTGCCACAAATAGTTTGCTTGAAGAATTCAAACGCATCATCTTTGGCAACAGGAATGCTTTTTGTTTCACGAAGAAGTTCAGCATGATTTGCAAGAACATTTGGGAATCTACTAGCAGACAATGCAAGCTTCACAGGGTCAGCATTTTTAGTATGCTTTTCCATGATGTACGTTTCATGCGAAGTACCCCAAACACAACCGTTGTAACAGAATGAACGAACAAGTTCTGCTGTAATAGAACGAGCACTACTTGCATTGTGAGAGTCACGCAAACGAATCAACATAAACGATTCTTCGCCAAGCTGTTTGTTAAAGTTGTGAGCTGGTAAAGATATCCAGACCTCAAGCGATGAATCATTCCAGTTTGTTTTGAACTCGACTTTCATATCAGTTAAGTTCAAATCCGTTTCAGCAATACAAGATATGTATTTGCTGTACAAGTCATGGAAGTTATGAGTCTTGTAAGCATTTGAAACAATCTGAATTGGTTGATTAACCATCGGGTTCCAAAGCATAACGTGTTGCTTATCTTCAGTCATCACTTGGTTTATGTCTGGAGATGATATCGGATGAGACACAGGCTGATAGTTCAACCGCTCTGGAAGCGGTGGAAACATATCAAGCCTACTGTTAGTGCTAGTGATAATAGCTGGTACTTCAGGTTCGTCAGAACGAACAGGTAGAACGGAAGTAAAATCCATATTGATTCTCCTTATTAAAGATTACTACAGTTAATTATACACTAAATGTTACTATTAGTAATAATTAGTGCAAAAGATAATAGATGTGTTTCACATCTGTGTCCCAACATGCACGACATGTACCGCACTTGCCGTATGCTGGATGCTCTTTTGGTAAAGCTTTCGACATGCATTTAACAACTGATTTACTTGTCTTAGCTTTCTCAAAAAAAGGTTTGCTCAAAACAGAACTTGTCGTAGGTAACAGTTTTGTTTTGGACTCACTAGAATTAATAAATTGGTTAGATATTCTAATGATTAGGTTGGAAGGAATGGTGTCCGTCTTAAGAAACTTGGTAATAATATTTCGTTCTTGTGTCGGTAACCAGAATTGAACTTGAGGTAATCGCTTTGCAATCTCAACAATCTTTTGCAAGTGATCAACACTTTGCAAATCGCCAGAGTCAAACCATCTGAAGTAATTCAACGAATGATAGACCATCAAGTACACCATAGCATCTACCCACTCAGGGTTAGAGATAGCTTCGAGTCTACGTTGATGACATTGATTGACGTTGTCGTACAAGTAGTTGCCACGCATTGCGAAACATTTACTACATGTACTGTTTGGAAGTTTAGATAGTTTGGAACCAGTAATACATTGAGATGATGAGATACCCCAAGTTTTTGTTGGCATCTTGGAAGCATGTCCAAGGTCAGAGCCAACTATTTGCTTGGCAGTATTGTAATTCATTTGGTCATAAGTCTCCTTCTAAGTTGTGAACGTAATGTTTTTAATGCTATCGTTATTCATACAGTATCTCCTAGTTTTTCTGGATGCCAGACTATACTGTTTATAGTCTCGTAAGTTAATGGAATCTCCCAATCATAGGCTTCGGTTTCTGTCATACTATGACGTTGCATTTGTTTCAAATGCTCACGCACCCATTGTAAGTAGGATGAGTCTATGTCTTCGCTGGTAGCAAATAACTTTAAACCATAGCGTGTTTTTAGAAACCAGTTACTAAAACCATGTGGCAAATTAGGAACGATAAGCACATCTGTGATTGATAAAGGTCGCATAGGACTATGTACTATAACTTGAGGATGTTGATAGTTTTTACGTTGTTCTTCACTTCCATGCATTGTTACTTCTGCTTTTAGGATACGTTTAGTACGGTTAGTAAGACCCATGTACTCTTTATTACTTCCAAACGCAGAAGGAGAAAAGATATCAAAAACATCAGATATACTATTAACATGAGCAGATGCTACATGGCGATACGAACCGTTAGCAAGATGGAGTGTAACTTCTGAGATAGATGTCTGTAGACCTTCAAACAAATCACGGTCTACTTGACATACATAAACAAGTTGTAATGGTTTCATAACTTCTCCTAGTCAAGTGATGTGTTAATTAGATGTGTTTCCGAATGAAAGTCCAACTTTCTAATTTCAAATTCAAAATTTTCATCAGCAAATTTCATAACGTATTTTCTTTTTAATTTTGTTAAACTAGTATCAGAAGGTCGTTTATTTTTTGGAAAGTCAGCACTAATATGTTTATCTAGCTCTTTAATAAGTCCAACTGCTGTTGTAAAGATTAAGTTCCTATACATATTGTGTGTATCATTTTGTCTGTAGATTACTAACTGATATACAAAAGTTTCCATGTAAGCTCCTAGTCAAGTGATGTGTTAATTGCTACGTTGAATTTGTCTCTAGCGATAATACGTCTAAGCTGGTCAGGACTAATTGTCTTGTTGTCGTTGCCAAATAAATTCATCCATATTTGTGTAGCCATGTTTGCTGGGTAATAACGCTTCGTTCCATATGTGACTCGTTGTACAAACGTGAGTGTTTCAGCATGTGGATTGCTAGACTCCGTATAATTGTCTAGCTTAATAGGGTTTTTGAACGCTGTAATGTTCATCGTAATCTCCTGTGAATTGAATAGAAAAAAGAAGAGCCCTCCCCTTCGTGGATAAGGAGAGGGATGGTTGATATTGTTATAAAATTTGAATAGGTTTGTAACCGCTTTCGCTTTGCTTAATACGAGTGAAGACTACAAGTTGATTGCATCTATCACAACATCTCGCATCAGGATTGCCCTCAACATAGAATGGGTCAGGGTTGTTACCCCTGTCCCACCCAGTTTCTTTGTTAACCAATGACTGATTACAAAAACAACAAGTGTTATCAAGATTGTTCATTTGCTGTCTCCTCTGAATTAACATCTGCTGTTTCTTCTGGAGCTTTGATACCTAACTCTTCTGGAGTTGGTACACATCCCATGTTATTGAGCACACGAAAAGCGTTGTAATACTTACTGTCCATGTCTTCAACATAGTAATGAGGGTTGTCAGAAAACAAACAGCTTTCAAGTTGTCTGTAAAATGCATCTTCGCCTGTGTCTTCTGCTCTTGTTGGATACAAATGAAATTCTGGAATACCGCTTGGTGGAACTTGAAGAACCCACATTTTATCTGCACCGTATGGTTCAGTTAGCTCGCCATTCCTAGCTAATCTTTCGATGTACCTGTATTGCATACCCAGTTCAGCAAGGTCGAAATATTTCTTTTCAGCGTTTTCTGCTCTTTCGTTTAGCGTGCTAATCACTTCAGGTAACTTAGGATTCAATGCAAGATCGACAAGACTTTTCAATGAATCAACTTGTGTTTGAAGTGTATTAACTTTTTCGGTAAGGCTTTCAACTTCGGTTGGAAGTTCATCCCATTCCCTCGGAAGATTGTTTTCAACAACTCTTTCAACGATGTATTCGATGTCTGATTCATAATCGTCCATGTCAAAAGTGTCACTAATTTTACTAGCAAGATTGTCGTCCATCCATGTTTCGATATGGTCAGAAGTATAATTTTCCATATACGTTTCTACTCTGCCATCAATGGTGTCTTTCAACTCTTCTTCGAGTTGAGGTTTGATTGCAAGCATAATGTCATGCGATGGAATGGTTAACTCTTGTCCTTCAACAGTCATAATGTTCTCCTTGTCAATGAAGGTTAATAGAAAAAAGGGATATTCCTCCCTGTATATAAAGAGAGAGGAATATATGTGGGTTAATTAGGAACACGAGCGTAATTTCTGATGGGAGAATCTACACCATCGTCAACTTCGATAATTTTTATGTCAAAGTTATCGTGTGTAGTGATTACTCCATCTTTGAAATGACCAATAAGTTTTATAAACTTTGGTGCATCGCAATCTTCTTCAAGATAGAAAAAGCCGTCATTGATGTAGCTGTAAGTTGAAGGTTCGAAGCCGACAGCTAAGACAAAAGAAGCTGGTACTTGTAACCAAGAATGTCCTGAGTCTGAATGCCAACATAAACGGACTGGATAAGGTACGTCTGATAATGACTTTTCTTTTATAATAGTTTTCATTGGTTCTCCTTATTGTGAGTGTTAATAATTAATCAGTCCAAAAACCTTGACCTTCATGGCTTTCAGGTGCTTTGTTTTCCCAAGGGGTTTCAGGATTGGTTACTAAGTTAGGACTTAAATGAGGTTTGTCTGAATGGGCAAGATTTATACCGAGATTTCTTGCTGTGTTTTCATTTGACTCAATGCCATTCATCTCTGCAACTACTACATAAAAGTCTTTACCGCCAAAGACTCCATAGCCTTCGTAATTGTCTTCTTTGTACTTGTTGCCTTTGTTGTCGATTAAGTAAACTGTTTGTACCTTTCTGCCTTTTGCAAATCGGTTCCAAATTACTTTGCGTGTGTCGTTTGTGTACCAACTAAAAAAACCCATGATTGTTTCTCCTAAATGTTATATGAGTGTTAATAAAAAACTTCTGGAACTATTTGTTGTGTGTAACTGGTACTACAGATAACAATGGCAATTAGCATACAAGTGTTAGCAATAGTAACATGTTACCGTTAGTAACAAAAAGTGTTTGGAAATAACGCTTATGTCTACCCGAAGTTTTTGAACTTGGGTGTTCCTCGACAGGCTGGGCATTGAGCCCAACCCATCGAGGGAGTAACTACACCTCTGTATCGCTAGCATCATCGTTTGTGATGCGAGGAAGCTGGAAGCCATCGACAATCTGTGCTAGTTTGCCTTTGGATTCTTCGCCAGACAGCGTTGCAAGCAAGTCAATCAATGCTTGTCTTGTCAGCGTTGTTTTGCCGACAGCAAGAACGAGATGCTTGAGCAATGCTTCGGTATCTGCATCTTCATTGCCCATAGCTTGCACAGTCTTTACGACATAAAGCGCAAGTTGCATGTTACGTCTGGTTTCAGCTTCGTGAAACAAAGGTCTGCCGTTAGTCTTTCTGCCGACAGGATGAGTTTTGACACCCATGTTGTTGGCACGAATTGCAAGACCGCCAGCAGATTCGGTGTTGATACCAATCTCACGATTAGTAAGCTGTTCCGAAGCTTGAACTGATGTAAGCTTTCTAGCTTCATCAGGTGTTGCACATAAGCCGAGATTGACCAACACCTCAACCTGACGGTCGGTTGCTGGACGAACTGGAGTAGCCTGTTTCTGTTGTGGCTGAACAACTTCAAGTGTGTCAAACATTAGATTCTCCTTGTGATGTTGACGTTAATAGAAAAAAGAGATACTCCCTCCTTCGCAAGTTAAGGAGGAAGTAGTTGATTAATAGCGAGTGATAGAACGCAAACGCTTTGAGAACTTGTAGTGCTTGATGCATTCCTGTATGTGATGCCCAAAGTCTGCTAGAAACCAAGGTGCAAGGATGGACGGAAAGCATAAGAGGAACATGACAACGTAGTGCCAGATAGCGAATAGTTCTAATGAATACCAGCCGTATGCTAAGAAGGCTGTTAATGGACATACGATTGTTATCCAAAGAAAATCGATGATTGCGTAGAAGATGTTGTGTTGCATAAGTTAGCTCCGTTTCTTTATTTGAATCAACGACATATATGTATCAATGCCGTGCGGTTTTAATAGAAAAAAAGGCATACCTCGCCTTCGTGAAGAGAGAAGAGGTAGCTGAAAAGTGTTTAATCGTGGTCACAGACCGTTGAAGAGCAAGGGTAGTGGCTAGCGATCATCGGTTTTAGTATCCGAAGCATTAGCACAACCCCCATAGTGGACACGGTGTCAAAGCATCGGGGGGTCTTATATACATGTATAGGTCATATCCACACGCACTTTCCTGAAAGGAACCCGAATGAATGTAGTCGCACCTGTTTTAACTTTTATGGCTGGCATAGTACTGACGTATATGCTGATGACCAAATACGATGCAAAGATGTTTGATATGTGGGAAACCGCTTATAAGGTTGGTAAATCTGATGGGTACGATATTGCGAAGGCTCAGTTCAAGATGAACAGAGACAAGCTGGAGTACACCTGTGCATTCTTATGGGCAGATGAATCTGATTTGCAAAAGAATAGGAATAAGTAGAAATGGCTAGAAGATTAAATACAAGACATAGTGAGTTGTGTAGACAGAAGATACAGGTCACTCAATTGATTAATCGTTTGATGGGTCACATTGAGGGCAAGGTAGACTTGTCCAACTCTCAGGTTAACTCAATCAAGATATTGCTTGATAAGTCTTTGCCGAGCTTATCGGATGTTAAGACGGAGCATGTATCACAAGGTATTACATTTAACTTAAAGCTAGATGAAACTGTGACGGATGTCGTTAATAGAGAAGAGGAACAATAATGCCAAAGCCAATACCGTCTGGAGCCAAAGGGGCTGGAATTAGAAAACTAAAAGAAGTACGTCCTGATGTTGCTGAGAAGATGGGGTACAAGAAAGGTGGCAAGGTTAAGGCGAAATCAAAAGTTAACTCTGCTGGCAACTATACGAAGCCAGCACTTAGAAAGAGACTGTATCAACAAATTTTAAATTCGAACTCCTATGGCACGGCTAGTGGGAAGTGGTCGGCTCGGAAAGCCCAAGCCCTAGCGAGACTCTATAAACAAAAAGGTGGGGGCTATCGTGATTAGTCGACATAATTTTGGAATGAAAAAAGCCTTTCAAAAAAATTTTTTAAAAAAGCTAATGGAAAGAAAACAAAAGAGTTTAAAGGATTATATAAATACGCAAATAGCAAAAATGAATAGGGAAAAAGATGGCACTCAAGAAATCTCAGAAAAGCCTGAAGAAGTGGGGAAAGCAAAAGTGGAGAACAAAGTCAGGTAAGAAATCTAGTGAGACTGGAGAAAGGTATTTGCCTGAGAAAGCCATTAAAGCTCTTACAGCGAAAGAGTATGCTCAGACGACAAAAGCAAAAAGAGAAGACACAAAGAAGGGTAAGCAACATTCAAAGCAACCTAAGAAAATTGCTAAGAAGACCAGAAGGTATAGAGCATGAGTGAGATTATTAATTACAAGCCTGCTGGGAAGGTTGCTCAGAAGTTTCACAACACAAAAGGATTTGTAAAAGGTCTTATGGGTTGCGTAGGAAGCGGTAAGAGTTCCGCTTGCTGTGTAGAGATATTGAACCTTGCTTTACAACAACCGCCCTCTCCTGACGGAGTGAGAAAGACAAGAGCGTTAGTGATTCGGAATACTTATCCTGAATTAAAATCTACAACGATCAAAACGTGGGAGCAATGGTTTCCGTATAACGTAGCTCCGATTAAATGGGATACCCCGATTACATCTGTAATGAATATAGATGATATCGGAGATGGTACTGGTCTTCATTTAGAAGTCTGGTTCATGGCATTAGACAGAGTACAAGATACTGGAAGGCTTCGTTCTGTTGAGACATCTATTGCATGGATTAACGAGTGTTCGGAAGTGCCGAAAGAAATCTTTGACATGGTTACTCAGAGGGTTGGTCGATTCCCTAGAAAGATGGATGGTGGGTTTCATTTCCCATGTGTCCTGTTAGATACGAACCCCCCAGATGATGACTCGTGGTATTTTAAAATTGCAGAAGAAGAAACCCCAGAGGGGTGGAAGTTCTTTCGACAAGCTGGTGGCTTGTACAAAGAAGAAGATGAATATAAACCAAACCCAGATGCAGAGAACATAGATAACTTACCGAATGGGTATAACTATTATCTCAACATGCTGGGAGCAAAAGATGAATCGTGGGTCAATGTTTTTGTTTTGGGAAACTACGGCACAACCTCAGATGGCAAGCCTGTGTATCCAGAGTTCAAAGATAAGATTCACGTTGCAGAAGAAGAGATAGAGCCCATACGAGGACTACCGATTATTCTGGGGTGGGACTTTGGTTTGACTCCTAGTTGTGTAATTCTTCAACAAACAGCACGAGGAAGTATTATTGTTTTAGAAGAAATCATATCGGAAGATATGGGTATCAGACAATTTGCTTCTGACATTGTAAAACCTGTATTGACAAATAAGTATTCTGGTTTCATGCGAGTGTCTACCGCAGACCCAGCGGGAAATCAAAGAAGTCAGACAGATGAGCGTACATGTATTCAAGAGTTATTTGAGATTGGTATCCCAACAGAGATAGCGAATACGAATGATTGGTTACCGAGAAGGGAAGCAGTCGCTTTTTTCCTAACACGCATGAATGATGGTAAGCCTTCCTTTCTCATCAACAAGAGTTGCAGAGTATTACGCAAAGGATTCAACGGTAAGTATCAGTATCAAAGATTAAAGGTATCTGGTACAGCACGGTATCGTGACAGACCATTGAAGGATGATATGTCTCACATACAAGATGCATTGCAGTATGCATGTCTTCGAGTACGAAGTGGATTGGGTCAGACAAGATCAAGAATGGTTTCTCAGAAAACTGCAATCGGCTGGACATGATAGACCCGAACCTTCCGTCTATTCAAAAGTATGTGGTTGTTGATAAATCAAACTGCGTGAAGTTAATTACTTCTAATAGAACAATTGCAAAGTGGTATCAAGGCATGTTCGACATTGGAAGATTTAAAGAAGTAAAAATTTTTTTAAAATAAAAGGATTAACGATGAAAGGTGTTAAACATTACTTAAAGTCTGGTAAAGAGTGGAAAGGTAAAAAACACAAGATGCCCAACGGTCAGCTTCATACAGGAGCATCACATAGTGCAACTTCGCAAAGGTTGTTTCATAAAAAAGAATTATCAAAAAGTGTTCAGGCTAAATTAAAAAAGGCTTCAGCGTGAATGATGATATAAAAATTTTTTTAAAATAGGAGAATCAAATGAGAAAAGCTAAAGGTACAAGTGTAATGAAGAAAAAAGATGACGATAAAAAGAAAAAGCAAAAGCTTATGGGCGGTGGTAGAGTCGGTCAAAAGAGTATGCAGAAAAAAGGGTATTCAAAAGGAGGAGCGATTAATCGCATGGGTCGAATGAAATAATGGCTTACCTTATAAGTAATATTCCGTATACAAAAGTTTGGGTTCGTAAAGAATTTACTAACGGTCACAATGAAGGCGAAGGAGAATTCTTACATGGATTGGCAGTAGCAGTAACAACAATGCCCGATAGATGTTTGAGTTTTCAAATTATATTTACTGGATGTGAAACAGACTTTACGGAAGAGCCAAACGTAACAGGCGGTGCTATGTGGGCGAGAATGCCAATCACAGGATTAGTTTATGATATGCCATTAGAGTCATGGGCTGATAGAATGGAAACCCATTTAGCACAACCTTGGGATTGCCCTTCGCATCATCATTCAATTATTGAGCTTGCAAGATGTAAACCATCTCCGTGGCTTTGTAAAATTGATGGAGAGTTTTATACAGGAAGATATTTATTTACTGTAGATTATTCTGAAAGTGAAATTGCAGATTGCCCAGCACAACACAAACAAAGTCATGTCCTTGCCTTAACAGATGGGCAATGGAAAGGAAACATAGTAGCGTTACCAAACAATAGAGTAAGAGTTACTTCCCCAGCTTTATGGGAGACAGGCGATGGCGCACCACCGTTTAGACCATCACAATTTACGCATTGTGCTGAACAGGATGATTCCTATAAAGACCCTGAAGTAACCTTCAATAATTTATACAAGGATACGAAGTGAATGAACAAATTGTCAACGATATTGACAAGCGGTTGACTACGCACGAAGCAGTTTGTGCGGAACGCTACAACGGTTTGTTAGGTAGGTTAAAAAGGTTAGAGACAATAATGATTGGAGCCTGTGGCTTTATCATTGTTTTATTGTTAAGTCTTGTATTAAAGGCTTAAGTCATGCTTGACCCCATCACAGCTATATCCGTTGCTGGGGCAACCATATCGACTATCAAGAAATGTGTAGATGATTCTGAAGCTCTATGGTCTTCGCTTAAGAAGTACGCTGGTGCAATTGAAGATGCTAGAGAACATGTCCGTCAAGAAAAGCAGTTTGGTAAAACCAAATTAAAAAAAGCAGTCAACAAAGCGAAGAGTGCAACCGATCAGGCATTCGACATCATCATTATGGAGGAGAAGATTCGCCAACATGAAAAAGAACTCTACAATTTTTTTAGTGCGAATTGGACTCAAGAATGGGGAGGTCGTTCTGGATGGCTCCGCTTCCGAAAGCTTAGAGAGGAGATTAGAGCCAAGAAGGAACAAGAGGAATATAATCGAATCCGAAGAAGGAAGGCTCTCATATATAACTCCAAGCTTGGCTCGCTCATTGGATTTTTATTAATGGTTTTATTTTATTTGATTTGGTTTTTGTATAACGCAATTGTAGAAAGTGCAAAGTAATTATGTTGAATTTAATTGGTTCATTACTGCCACTAGGCGAGAAGCTAGTTGACAAACTCGTTCCTGACCCTGAAGCCAAGGCAAAGGCTCTTCAAGAATTGAAAAAGCTAGAACAATCAGGAGAGCTTGCAAAGCTTTCTGCCGAACATGCAAATACCGCAAGTGCCAGAGAGCGAGAGATTAAAGTTGCAACCTCAGAGTTTGCACCTTTCATTAATAAGATCATCGTACCGTGCCTAGCGATACTTATTGTTCTTCTTACTTTCGGAATGATGACAGCGATTTTGTTTTTAGATATTACTGAAGGCAAGAGTTATGAAATCGCATTGTACATTCTCGGTTTGCTTTCGGGAGCATTGATGTCATGTATTAATTACTACTTCGGTTCATCAACTGGCAGTAAAGAAAAGAGTAGAGAGTTACAAGAGATCATGGAGAAGAAGGAGCCAAGGGTATGACAAATTTTGGGCAGTACTTCACAAGACAAGAATTTGTATGCTCACATACTGGAGAAGAAAATATGTCGCAAGACTTTTTAAATCTTCTTAATAAGCTTCGTGAGTTATACGGTCAGCCGATGTTGATCTCAAGTGGCTATCGCCATGAGACACATCCTATTGAAGCAAAAAAGAAAAAAGCTGGAATGCATACAACAGGTTTAGCCTGTGACATTTTAGTTCACGGTAAAGATGCACATTGTTTATTAGAACATGCAATGAGTATGCAAGCCTTTACAGGAATTGGCATAGCCCAGAAGGGAGCGGTCGAGGGTCGGTTTATCCATCTTGATATTGGACAAAGTGACACAAGACCTTGGATATGGAGTTATTAAATGTGGGAAGTCCCAAAAGGAAGCACTCGTCCTGTTTACGACAAACAAAGAGATGGAAATGTTTTTCATTGGATTTTAAAAGCAAGTGAATCAATACGAGATAAACAAATAATGGAAAGGTTAGAAAATGCCAAAGGCATCGGAAATCAAAAGAGAAAACGGAAAGATCAAGTATAGAGGTCATACCTTTTCTGGTTTCAATAAACCAAAAAGAGCTCCATCTGGTAGTAAAAAGAAAATGATTGTTCTTGCTAAAAAGGGAGATCAGGTTAAGTTAGTCTCGTTTGGTCATCGTGATTATCAAGATTTTAGACAACACAAAAGTGAAAAGAGAAGAAAGAATTATTTACAGCGTTCTGCTGGTATAAGAGATAAGTCTGGCAAGTTAACAAAGGATGATAAGTTCTCTGCTAATTATTGGGCGAGAAGAAAGTTATGGTAAACAAATGGCACTAAAATCACAAAGACTAAATACAGATCAGGAAGAGTCACAGATCGAAGACGAATTTGTTATGTCTTCGTTGGCGCATTATGTATTGCGTTGTTACGAAGAAGCAAAGACAGCTAAGTCAGATGTCACGGAAAGACTCTTACGTTGTGAAAGACAAAGACGAGGAGAGTATGACCCTGACAAGTTAGCTGGCATTCGGGATACTGGTGGCTCAGATATATTTATGATGCTTACAGATATTAAGTGTCGTGCTTCTGAGAGCTGGATTAAAGACGTTATGTTTTCTTCTGGAGAAAAGAGTTGGTCTTTAACTCCAACAAAAGAACCTGAGATTCCTTCTTTCTTTGATGAAGAGATAGTAAATACTGTTGTATCTGAAGCAGAGAATGTTCAGCAAGCTGGTCAGCAGATAAATCCGAAAGCTGTAGAAATTAGAATGGATGAAATCTATGCTGAGGTTCAAGAAAAAATAAACCAACACGCAAAAGATTCTGCTCTTGCAATGGAAAAAAGAATGATGGACAAGATGCAACAAGCTGGGTATCAGACTATGTTGTCTGAAGTTATCTATGACTTTGTTACATTCCCATGTGCAATTATTAAAGCTCCTATCATAAGAAAGAAAAAGTTTTTAACTTGGGCTCAAAATTCTTTTGACCCAAAAGTTGCTGATGAGATTATTGAGGATTTTGAAAGAGTGAGTCCATATGATATTTTTCCTTCTCCTAATGCAGTTACACCGCAAGACGGATATATAATTCAGCGACATCATTTTACAAGAAAAGATTTAGAGAATTTAATTGGCTTGCCATCTTTTAATGAAAAAGCTATTCAAGATGTATTGATGCGTTATGGAACTCAAGGACTAACAGAGTTAACACAATCTGATACAGAAAGAAATCTTTTAGAAGGAAGAAGAAACACATTAGTCGGAACAGAGCTTATTGAAGGCATTGAGTTTTGGGGAAGTGTTTCAGGAATCATGCTTAAAGAATATGGCATGACTGATGTTGAAGACTATAAAGAATACGAAGTAAATGTATGGATTGTTGGCTCAGATGTTATTAAGTGTGCCTTAAACACAGACCCTTTGCAACGCAGACCATACAGCAAATGTTCTTTCGAGCAAATACCAAGTGCCTTCTGGGGATTAGCTTTGCCAGAGATAATGAGAGACATTCAGGTTATGTGTAATGCAAGTGCCAGAGCACTTGCAAACAACATGGCTTTAGCTTCAGCTCCACAGGTTGAGGTAAGTGTTGATCGTTTACCAGAGGGAGAAGATTTAACAAAGATGTATCCGTGGAAGATATGGCAGACAACATCAGATAGAACTGGTGGCGGTCAGCCAGCGATTAAGTTTTATCAACCAAACATGAATGCGGAAACATTATTAAATGTATATCAGTATTTCCAGAAGATAGCTGATGAAGTAACAGGAGTTCCAAATTATATTTACGGAAGCTCTGCTGTATCTGGTGCTGGACGTACAGCTTCTGGATTATCCATGTTAATGGAGAATGCTTCTAAAGGAATCAAGCAAGCTATTTTAAATATTGACCAAGCAGTCGGAGAAGTATTACAACGCTTGTACGATCACATAATGATTTATGATGATGACCCAACAATCAAAGGAGATATGAAGATTGTCGCATCAGGAATTATAAAGACATTGTTAAAAGAGTCTGTACAACAAAGGCGAAATGAGTTTTTGCAACTTACATCAAACCCTGTTGATCTTCAGATCATGGGTCAAGCTGGAAGAGCAGAGCTCCTTAGGGAAACTGCAAAGGTATTAAACATGGATATTGATAAGTTGATACCAGACCCAGAAGAACTAAAAGCTCAACAACAATTAGCACAATTAATGCAACAACAGCAACAAGCGCAACCTCAACAACAACAAGTACAACAAATACCACCACAAGGAGATCAACCACAATGAGTATTGGACAAGTAATAGCTGGCGCAATAGCTGGAAAAATGCAATATGATCAGACAAAGTATTACAAAGAACAAGATAAAAAAAGAGATGCTTTGTCAGAAAGAATTTTAAATCTTACTGCTGGTTTAAAGAAAACAACACAAGAACCAAACACTCCCAATGCAACAGAAGTTGTTCAATCTGATGGCAGTACAAAGACAACTACTAGCGGTGGAACAACAACTACCTTCGATCAAGGGGCAATGCCTGAAACAAAAATTGCGATTCTCTCTGATGATGAAATGAGAAAAAGTGCTGGCAAGCAAGCTCGCCCTAATAATATGGATAGTACATACAGGAATTTGGCTGAAGGTGGCATAGTCGGATACATGCATGGTGGAACAATTGGATACTATCATGGTGGAATGGGGGGATGTCCTGATCGCATGTCATGGCAGAAAGATAATTTTAAGAAGTGAAACCAGTTAACCAAACAATACGATCATTAAAACAACACAAAGAGTTTAATGATCTCATCGAATATTTAATTGAGTTGCGTAGAACAAAACTTGAAGAGTTAGAAGAATCTGGACAGACAATTCAAACTCATAAGTTGCAAGGCTACGCTCTTGCTCTACGAGACTTAATTAAATTAACTAAGTAGTATTTTTTTAATCAACCGAGAATACCTTTGCGTAGGCAATTGGAAAACCTAAAAAGGCTCCTATGCACGAAGGAAGGCTCACGGAGAAAACATGCCTAAAAAAAATAAATCAGTATTGCAAGCTGAAAAAATTGCTAATGAGCTGTACGAAAAACAATATGGGAATACTTCAGAAGAAGCTCCTAAAAAACCAGAAGTAAAGAGAGAACTGATTACGCAAACAATTGCGAAACCTGTTGAGCCTGAAGTAACAGAGACAGAAATTGAGCAACCTCAAGTTGAACAGAATGAATCTGTACAAAATGAAGAGCCAAAGAAAGAATCTGTTGTGTCAGACTTTGAACAAAAGTACAAAGTCTTAGAAGGCAAATACAATGCTGAAGTGCCAAGAATGGCGCAAGAAAATAGAAGCTTAAAAGAAGAGTTAGATTCTTTGAAGCTACAGGTTGCCAATTTGGATAACAAACCTGAAGAACCTAAAGCAGAGGTAACTCCGCTTATTACAGAAAAAGATCGTGAGCAGTTTGGAGATGATCTTATTGAAGTAATGAAAAGGGCTTCAAGAGAAGTTATGTCGGAAAAGCAAGACAGTAGTGATGTTGAAAATCTAAAAGATGAATTAAGCAATCTACGAAAGCAACAATCTAATTCTCAAGAACTTCAATTTTATGAAAAACTTTCTACATTGTTTCCTGATTGGAGACTTAAAAATGAAGATGGTGGTTTTTTAAAATGGTTGGATGAGATAGATTCTTTTTCTGGTCGGACGAGACAGTCATTGTTAAATGAAGCTTCAAGCAATTTTGATGCTCTAAGAGTAGCAAACTTTTTTAATAGTTATTTTGGGCAAATGCAACCAGAGCCTTCAACTTCAAAACCTTCATTAGAAGATCAAGTAACTCCAAAAACAACTGGACGAACAACAGTACCTCCAGCAAAAAAATATTATACCAATAGAGATATTGTAAATTTTTATGCAAAGGTCAGGACTGGCGAGATCAGCAAGGCTGAAGCTGAAAGGATTGAGCGTGATATTTTTAAAGCACAGTCCGAAGAAAGAATTCGGGCTGGTTAGTCAAATTCTTTTTAATGGAGATTTATTATGTCTGTAGCAATTACAAGTGGCTACTATGGAAATGGTGGCACAGACGAGTATGTAGGTAAGTTTATACCTGAGATTTGGTCAGGTAAACTTCAAGTTAAATTTTATGATACGACTGTTCTTTCCGAAATTACAAACAATGATTTCGAAGGAGAGATCAGAGATCAAGGCGATAAGGTCAAGATCAGAACCGTACCGAACATCACAATCAATGATTATGAGAAAGGCGAAACCCTTGCTTCTCAAGTTCCTACTACAAGTTTAGTAGAACTCTTGATAGACAAAGGTAAGTATTTTCAAGTGGTTGTTGATGATGTCGATGAGGTGCAAGCCGATCTTCGTCTTATGGATATCTTTACCAATGATGCATCTCAGCAAATGAAGATTGCAGTTGACACACAAGTTCTTGCTGGACTTGTTGGTCAAGCTTCTGCTGATAACAGAGGTGCTACCGCTGGTAAAATATCAAATGACATTGACTTAGGTGTTTCTACTGGTGGTTCTAAAACTGCTAAGAAAGTCTTAAGCTCTGATGTTGTTTCTCACATTGTTGAGCTTGGTCAGGTATTAGACGAGCAGAATGCACCAGAGGATGGCAGATTTATTGTTGTCCCAGCGTGGTTTGCTTCTCGTATTAAGCAATCTGATTTAAAAGATGCTTCCATTACTGGAGATCAAATTTCTCCTTTAAGGAATGGTCGCTTGGGTACAATTGATCGTTTTACGATTTATGTATCTAATCTTTTACCAACGCAAACTGGTATTGCTAATGAAGATAGTGGTACTTCAACAGCAACATCAATCTTTGCTGGTACTAAAGATGCAATTACATTTGCTTCTCAGTTTACGAGAATGGAAACATTGCGTTCTACTTCAACCTTCGGACAGATTGTCCGTGGTTTAAATGTGTATGGCTTTAAAGTTGTTAAGCCAGAAGCATTGGTAGAGTTCCACGCATACGCTGGTTAATTACTAGCTTTTAGGATGGGGGGCTTGCCCCCCTACCCTATGTTACTTGGATAAATAAAAATGGCTTTAACACCAAATAATATTTTTACTAGAGTCGCTGATACTCTACAAGACGTTGGTAATGTGCGTTGGACATCGGCTGAACTTCTGCGTTACTTAAATGATGGCAGAAGAGAACTTGCAATTAACAAGCCTGACATTTATTCAGAGCATTCATCAGTTGCTTTAGTTGCTGGAACAAAACAATCTATACCTTCTGATGGTAATAGATTTATTGATGCGATTAGAAATTATAGTTCATCAGATGTAGTTGGCAGAGTTGTAAGACTCGTAGAGCGTGAAGTTCTTGATGCACAAAATCCTGATTGGCATTCGACAACAGCGACAACTTCAATCGTCAACTTTATGTTTGATGAAAGAAGTCCTAAAACATTTTATGTATATCCACCAGCATCAGGCGGTGGACACAAACTAGAGATTCTATATTCTAAGTCTCCTGTTGATGTTGGTTCATCAGACTTAGATTCTACTACTGTGTTGGCGAAAGAAGATTTGCACACCAATACTTTATACGATTACATTCTGTATCGAGCATATAGCAAAGATGCAGAGTATACAGGCAATGCCCAAAGAGCAGTTACACACTTTAATTTGTTTGCTAGTTCTATTGGGATTGATAAACGAATGAAATATGTGAGTTCTCCAAATGTTGCAAATCAATCTGGAGTACCGCCCAAAGAAGCTGGAGCAGATGCGTAATGGCTACCTTAACAAGTTTTTATCCATACATAGTTCCTCATGTTAGCGGATGTCCTGAAATAACAATTGATACGAATTTGATGAGCTCAATTATTGAGTTTAGTGAAAGGACTTTGATACTAGAAAGAGATCACGACCCAGTAACTATTGTAAAAAATATTTCTGATTATGACTTTGAACCACCTATTGCCAATCATCTGGTCATAAAAATAATTAACGCATGGTGTGAAGGATACGCATTGGAGCCCATTGCTCCAGATGTAATTCAAGACCCAACAATTTATAACAGGTTTGCTAATAAAGATAATACATTTACGACAGGAAAGCCTAAAAATATATTTCAGAAAGATGAACGAACATTTACCTTGTCTCCAGTTCCTGATGAAACTGTAGCCCAGAGTTTAACAATGCGAGTTGCATTAAAGCCAAGCCGTAGTGCCACTTCTGTCGAAGATGTATTTTATGAAGACTATGCAGAGATTATTGCCGATGGTGCTTTATCTAAATTAATGATGATTCCAAATAATAAGTTTACAAATCCACAGATGGCTGGAGTTCATTTACAAAGATTTGTTCAAGGTATTAACAAAACAAAACAATTAGCAACAAAAGGGTTTGTTCGTTCAAACGTCAAGATCAATATTCCGAGATTATAAAATGAGAATTTATAGAACATCAAAACGAGTAGAACAAAGGTTAGCTAGAAAATTTCAAATTGTTCCTAATCCCAACATTATTTGTACCTATATAAAAAGACCAATTGGTTCTGAGTCACGTTCTAAACAATGGAGTTATACAAAAAATGGCTGAGAAAATTAAATTAGTTCAGGGCGACACAAAGCCACAACTTAAATTAAATATTAGTTCTGATGGAACTCCGACAGATATTACTGGGGCAACAGTTAACTTACATTTTAGAGCGGTTGGCAGTACAACAAACTTGTTTAGCCGTCAGGCACTAGTAACTGATGGAAGTGCTGGTATTGCGACAGTTGTTTGGCAGTCCTCAGACTTAAATAGAGATGCTGGAGATTATGAAGGCGAAGTAGAAGTTGTATTCGCTGATACTACAAGGCAAACGGTTTTTGATTTATTAAAGTTTAAAATCCGTGAAGACTTTGCATGAGTATCAATATCTCTGCTACAGCCAGTTCGTTAATTGCTGGCTCAGAAGCTGATGCTTTACTTTCTAGTGCAACGGCTTCTCAGTTAGTTGTATCGGCAGTACAAGGAAACTTTCTTGTATTAAAAGATAAGACATTAACGCACATTGTAAATATGACAGACAGCCATGTTGTTAGTTATAACAAGGTTGTTGCAGATACATTTAGCGTACAAGAACTGATTGCATTTTCTTTTGGGAAAGATATACAGGATAGTACAGGAGTTGCAGATACACAGGTAATTTCTATAGCTAAAAACTTATCAGATTCTATAAACATTACTGACCAAGAGATTGTTCAAAGCGAAGCAAATTTCCCAAGTCAATCTGATACGTCTTCGATGTCAGACCAGCATGTTTTTGGTTTTGAGAAAATACTTTCAGAAACTCCAAGTGTTGCAGAACAAATTGCAATTGGCATTGGGAGAGGATTGTCTGAAACCCCAAGTGTTTCAGAGCAAGCAGTTAAAACTATATCCAAAGTTTTAGCTGACGGCATATCTGTTGCTGAGTCATTATCTAGTGAAATACTTTTGGCAGAGAATCCAGACGATTCTACTGGGGTTGCAGAAGAAACTGCTCTTGCAATAGGGAAAGTTTTATCAGATAACCCAACAGTTACAGAAGTACACTTTGTGAGTTTTAACAAAGTGTTATCAGATAACGCAAACGTATCAGAAGCAAATGTTTTAGATGTTGGCAAAACGCTTTCTAATAACGCTGGCACAACAGATTCAGGAGTTATATTCAATCACAATTATGCAATAGATTATTTTGCAGAAGATTATGTAGGAACCTCGCAAACTTTTTAAGGAAAAAGAATGAACACTTTAGAGAATTTAGCAGTAAGAGGACAACTTGGTATTGTCCTTAAAGATAAAAATGGAAATATTAAAGACGAAAGGTTAGTTAAGAACCTTGTTGTAAACAAGGGTCTTGAGTATATTACTTCTCGTATGAAGTCTGATGTATCGGGCGGTAAGGCTTTGATGTCTCACATAGGTCTTGGTTCTGGTACTGGTTCAGCTTCGGCTAGTGATACAGACCTTGGTTCTATCTTAGGTTCAAGAGAAGCTTTAGATAGTACATCAATCTCTGGCTCAAACAATGAGAAGATTGTTTACGTTGCTTCTTTTGAAGCTGGAGATGCTACTGGTGCTGTTACGGAAGCTGGAATCTTTAATGCTTCTACGTCAGGCGATATGTTATGTCGTACAACTTTTAGTGCTGTCAACAAAGGTGCAGATGACACCATGAGCATCACTTGGACAATCACTTTATCGGCTTCTTAAAATGAGTACGATTACCACACGTTCTGGTAAAGGTTCTCCGCTTACGAATACGGAAGTAGATAATAACTTTACTAATTTAAACACAGACAAAATTCAGTCATCAAACTCTCCTAGCGAGGGAGATATCTTGAAGTATGAATCTTCGGTCTGGAAAGCAACGGCTCAAGCTACGTCGTCCACAGGTATTACGACAGATGAAGCGACTGCCCTTGCTATTGTCTTCGGGAGTTAATAATGGCTTTGAAAGGTAAGCCGATAGCAGTATCGGCAACGCATGGAAATACTGCGACAGATATATATACTGCTCCGACTTCTACCGAATCGGCAGTACATACTCTGTATTTTAGCAACACAACTGGAAGTGCAATCACACTTACGTTGAAAGTATCTAGCTGGTGCGGATAAAATCCAAGCAACAGCAAGTGCAAGTTCTGGTTTAGTTGCATACTATTCTGTAAGTGAATCTACTGCTACTGTCGCTCAAGGGTTTACAGCGAGAGGAGTATGGTCAAACAGTAGCAATTATGTAAAGAATGATATCGTATCAGCTTCTAATGGAAATTCATACGTTGCTAGTCAAGCATCTTCAAATCAGAACCCGACAACGGCAACCGCATATTGGACACTTCTGTCTTCCAAGGGCGATACAGGCGAAGTCAGTTTAACTGGCACTCAAACCCTTACCAACAAAACTTTAACAAGTCCTGTGCTGGGTGGAACAACTACTACAGCCTCAGGAAACTTAGTAGTGAATCCAGCTACTCAAATTGTAGAAGTATATGGTGGTGGTTCGACAGAAGGGGGAATTAAATTAAATTGTTCAGCAAACTCTCACGGACAAACTGTAAAAGCACAACCTCACAGTCAAAATGTTACAAACACTTTGTTGTTACCAAAAGGTTCTAACTCTACTTTGGTTTCAGAGGTAGCAGATCAGGAACTCAGTTCTAAAAAGATGGGAGCATTGCTGAGAGAAAGATCTAAAATCAATACGAATGCAACTAATGGAACAATTAATTTTAGTGCTAAAGAACAAAACGTAGTATTAAGAACTACTAATGCTTCTGGCAACTTTGTTTTAAATATTCGAGGAAATGCAACTACATCCTTAAACAATTCTATGGCAACGGAAGAAAGTATATCAATTGCCTTTGAAGTCAAACAAGGGAGTACTGCTTATTACATGACAGCTCTTCAAATTGATGGCTCTACTGTCTCTCCAGTTTACTGGCAAGGAGGTACTGCTCCTGATGCTGGTAATGCTGATGGAATTGATAGTTATCTCATTAATATTACCAAAACTGGGGATGCTACATTCACAGTTTTAGCATCGTTAACTGCATTCACTTCAGTATCATAAGGGATTTATAATGCCAATTAAAAGTTTAAAAAGTGCTGGAGCAAAAGCATTAGGTCAAGGGTTAGGGGGCGATACAGAGGAAAAAGAACCTCATTTTAATCAGACTATATTGCTTCTTCATTCTGATGGCTCTGAAGGTGCTGGAAATACATCTGCATTAGGCGACCCAAACTATAAGGCATTTAAAGATAACTCTACATCAGCTCATGCTATTGCTGTAAATGGTGATGCTTATGGTAATGACTTTAGCCCATATTATTATGCTGATGGTTATTGGAGTGTTGCCTTTGATGGCAATGATGTGATGAAAGAAATAGGCACTAATGATGCTGATTTAAAATTTGGTACAGGCGATTTTACGATAGAGTTCTTTATTTTTAAATCAAAAAATCCAACTGCTACTGCTCCAATAGTAGACATGAGAAATTCGTCTGCTTATGGTTCACAAAATATGATGGTAATAAATTTAAATACATCAGGGCAGTTGCTTGTATATGTAGCAAACTCTGAAAGAATTAGCCCTAGTAGTTCAACTGCATTAGCTGATGGTTGGAATCACGTTGCTTATGCTAGAAATTCCTCTACACCTTTAGCAACTTTATATTTAAATGGAACATCTGTAGGAACATGGGCAGATAATATTAATTACAATATAAATAATACTGAAATAAATATAGGGGGAGCTACTTTAGGTGGTCTAGGAAAAATTTTCGGTTTTATAAGTAATTTTCGTATTTGTAAAAGTTTGGTTTATTCATCAGGCTTTACACCTACTACTGTTCCCTTAACCACTACTTCACAATCAGCAAGTAACTGTGTTTTCTTAGGTTGTCAATCAAATAGATTTGTAGATAATAGCACTAATAACTTTTCAATATCTTTTACGGATGCTCCAAAAATATCTACCAACACACCATTTACACAAAGTAAAACTGAAAATGTAGGTTCTGGATTTTTTAGTAATGCAAATGGGACACAAGGTTCAATTGAACTTTCTGATGAAAGTAATTTTGATATTGGTAGTGGCGAATTTAATATGGAGTGTTGGGTTTATTTAATTGAAACAGGTCAATATCATGTATTAATTAATAAATGGGATGTTCCAAGTAATAAATCGTATGCTTTTCAAATAAATAATTCTAATACGTTAGAAATTGTTTACACAAGTAATGGAAGTACGAATAGTACAGTATCAGGTTCAATAGCAATTAAACCCTTTCAAT